TTACCGACTCCACCGGGCTGATAACAACCAACTAATATTAACGCATCCCCATTTCGGGGGGTGCGTTTCTATATGAAAAAATAATTTAAGGAGGTATTCACAATGGATTTAGATGTTGCAGATGATCTGTATACTGAAGATTCGTACATTCCCCTGTCCGCAAAACAAGGCGTTGTGCTTCGTGAAATGATTGAAAATGTAGCAACCGACGCCGAAATTGATTCTATTTTTAATAACTAAAGGAGAAAAACTATGAGCAAGTTAATTAACCTTTCCAATCTGACCCGTTTCTGGTCTGGTGTAAAGACCTACATTGATACCGCGCTCAATGGTAAAGTTTCCACTGAGGCTGGTAAGGGTCTGTCTACTAACGACTTAACCAACGCACTCAAAGCCAACTATGATTCCGCGTATGACCATTCTCAGACCACTCACGCTCCCGCTTCTGCACAGGCGAATGTGATCGAGGGTGTGTCTGTCAACGGTGTTGCTCAAACCCCCGCCAATAAGGTGGTGAACATCACTGTTCCCACTACCGTGGCATCTCTGAGTGACGCTGGTAACTACGCTCTCAAAACCGACATCTCCACTGTGTATCGCTACTGTGGTAGTGTGGCTGCCTATGAGAATCTTCCTACCTCTGCAACCACTGGTGACGTTTACAATGTGGAGGGCGATGACGGTCAGAACTACGCTTGGAACGGTACTGCTTGGGATTCGCTCGGTGGTCATATCGAGGTTGAGGTGGCTACCAATAGCGAGATCGACGCACTGTTTGCATAAGATAAAAGGAGCGAATTATGTCCCATCTCATTGATTTAAGCGGACTGTCTCGCTTCTTGTCTCATGTTAAGACTCTCATCTCGACAAAGGCTAATAAAGATTTATCGGATGTTACATCTACCACCTTTGCGAACAAGATGGTGGAAAGTCAAGCGGATAAGATTTATACTGCGGAATCCAGCGATGGTGTTGCTTATACCGTCACGATTCCCGGCATTACTCAGCTTTACGCTGGCTTAGAGATTACGATTAAGGTTAGTCGATTATCCGCAAGTGTAACACCTTCTCTCAATGTGAACGGACTTGGGGCTAAAGGCATTCGCCAGCCCCTTTCCGTAAATAATGTGGCAACTGCCCCCGGTGGTCTTCCAACTTGGCTCAGTCCGAGTTCTACGATCAAACTGACTTACAGTGGCTCGTTGTGGAAGACAGATTTCGTGCGTACTTCCGCGTCGTATATGTACGGCATTGTTCCAATCGCAAGCGGTGGAACTGGTGCTGACACAGCCGAGGAGGCTCTGACGAATCTTGGGGCAGCCAGTGTTACCTATGTGGATTCACAGGTTGCGTCTCTGCTGGCACGAATCGAAGCCTTGGAGTCTAAATAATTCTACAAAAGTTGGTGAGTAATTATGTACACAGATGAGCAGTTTGAACAACTTGAACAAGAAGAAAGAAGTGTCACGGATGAATCAATCGCCATCATGCTCTTAATTCTCACCAACACCAAGGGAAACTTGGAAAAAGAGTTACGCACTTTTTATCAGAAATATGGTAAAGATGGCGTGGTAACTTACGCTGAAGCGAGAAAGTGGGTTGGTGAGCGAGATCATCAAAGGAGATTGACTGCCTTAACCTTATTCTTAGGTGGGGAGTTCATCGCTACGCTTTCGGATTTGAAAACCGAGTTTGAAAGAATGTTAAAGTCAGTCATCGGAAAAGAGACTGGCTTTTTTGATGTCGAAATTGACATGGACGCAATACTCAAAATGTCCTGGGGCGCGGACGATCTCACATGGTTGAAACGCCTTGAAGCAGATGTTGACTTATGGAACGCACACATTATGAGAGATTGGAAACGATCTATGTTACAAGGTCAGCATTTGGATGATGTGTTGGATTTGCTGAATAAACGATTCAAGAGTATTGAGTCTGTTATCAATACACTCGGTTTAACCGAATCTACCGCGATTGGTTCATTAGCCCGTCAGAAAATATTTAAGGAACTCGGTATTACAAAATATCAGTTCTATACAAAACCAGATGAACGGCGTTGCGAAACTTGTGGGGCAATGCACGGTCTCATCTTTCCCATATCGGCTTACGAGGTTGGTGTTACGGCGAGTCCGATGCACCCGCGATGTCGATGTTGGGAAGTTCCTATTGTGGAATAACGGGGAAGTTCCCCATTATTCATATATCGGGGGTGGAGTTGATCTCTGAATGATCCTCCCTCCTTTCGGAAGTTGGCTTCACCCCTTTACATGAAGCTCTCAAACAGTTAAACAGACAATATTGGAGGTATTTGTGTGTTAGATGATTTTCAGTTAATAACTGCATCGTATGATGACTTTGAGCATTTGAATGTTTATCCCATTGGAGATGTCCACATCGGTTCAAAAGAATTTGATTTGGAATTGTTCAAGCAGTGGATCGAAACCGTTAAGAATGACCCAAATGGGGCAGTGGTAATCATTGGCGATATGATGAACATGGGATTACGGACTTCCAAATCCAATGTTTATGAGGAAAAGTTATCCCCGATGGAACAGAAGGAATTCTGCTTTGAATTACTGAATCCCATTGCAGACAAGATTATCGGTGGTTGCTCTGGTAATCATGAATATCGTGCAGTAAAAGAGGTTGGGATGAATCCTCTCTACGATGTCTTTTGTCGTATGCGTATCGAGGAAAGATACAGAGAGAATGTTTGCTTTATTAAGTTGACTGTTGGGAAACAGGGCAAGAACCCGAACACCTACGGTCTGGTACTTACGCATGGTAGTTCCAAGAATAAGGACGAGAAATGGACTTACTCTGTGGATGGTTGCGACTGCTTTATCAGTGGTCACACCCACCTTGGAACACATCAACCTCTTGGTAAAATCCGAATGGATTTAACTCATAACAAAGTGAAGACGGTTGGCTACCAACACATAGTAGTCATGCCTTTTCAATCCTACGGTGGCTATGCTATCCGTGGAAAATATTTACCTAATCATTTAGGTCAATTCCAATGTATTACATTCGATGGGAAATCCAAGCGAGTGGGGTACAGTTACTCTTAATTTGGCGATCTTGTAAGCCTAAACATCAAGACAGTGGGTCATGGCAACGACCTAAAAAGCCTAACTGTAAAGGAGATTATATATGAAGACTGAATTTTTGAAGGGACTTGGTATTACTGAACAGTCCATCATCGACCAAATCATGGCTGAAAACGGTAGGGATGTCGATAAGGTAAGAACTGAATTAACTACCGCTAAGCAACAGGTAACTGATTTACAGGGTCAAATTACCGCTAAAGACGGTGAGATTGCTACCTTGCAGAAGAAGGTTGGCGATACTGACGCTCTTAATCAACAGATCGCTCAGTTGACTACTGACAAAACTAATCTTACCAACGAGCTTACTACCAAGGTCACTCAAATTCAAAAAACCCACGCCATTGAGGGTAAAATCCGTGACGCTAAAGGCAAGAATGTCAAGGCGATCATGGCATTACTTGATATGGACAAAATTACCTACGAGAACAACGAACTGGGTGGACTTGACGAACAATTAACCACTCTCGCAAGTGCCGAAGACAGTTCGATGCTCTTTGGAGACGGCAAGTCTCCCGCTGGTACAAAGCCCGGCAATCCACCCGCTGGAGGTGGAACTGCTCCCACATCCAAGACTTTGGCTGAGGCAATCGCTAAGAGTCTTGCACAAAACTAATTTTAACTAAAGAAAGGTGATTAAATCATGGCTGTTACTTTAGCACAGGCAAAACTTAATGTTACTGACGATCTGCAACTCGGTATTATCGACGAGTTTGCAAAGAGTTCCTTTATTCTGAACAACATTCCTTTTGATGATTGCGTTTCCCCCGTAGGCGGTGGCGCAACTCTGACCTATGGTTATACCCGACTGATTACTCAGCCTACCGCACAGTTCCGTGCAGTGAATAGCGAGTACGCCACTCACGAGGTTGAGAAGCAGAGATACACCACTGATCTGAAGGTGTTCGGTGGTGCTTACGAGGTTGACCGTATCATCGCTGGTATGGGTGGTATCGCTGACGAGGTTGCTTTACAGGCTTCTCAGAAGGTCAAGGCCGCCTCTGCTCTGTTCTCTGATACCATCATCAACGGT